ACCTTGTAGGGAGTTGAGTAGAACAGCCAATATAAACAACACCAGTTTCTGTATTTGTTATTCTGTATATACCAGCAGGCAGACCTTTCGTGTATTGGCGAGTTTGTTCCGCTATTTTTTCTTTATTTTCTTGGCGATATTGGCGATTGCCCTCCGCTATCTTTTCTTTATTTTCTTGGTAATATTGGCTCATGCGCTCCGCTATCTTTTCTTTATTGTCTTGTTTATATTGGCGCTGCGCTTCTGCTATCTTTTCTTTATTTTCTTGGCGATATTCTGCTCTCTTTTCTTTATTGTTTTGGTAATATTGGCGCTGCGCTTCTGCTATCTTTTCTTTATTTTCTTGGCGATATTGGCGCATATACAAAGAGTTGCAACTCTTACAGTTAGGGTATAACCCATCTTTTCTATTTTTATCTTTATTAAACTCACTAAATGGTTTTTCAACGCTACATTTTGTACATTTTTTAATCATATTTTCTACCTCACACAGTACGCCCGCTTGGACTTGAACTATTTCTTCGCTGAATAGGCAGATCCCGGCAATATCATTCTTTCCCCAGCTTCATATACGTCTTCTGCATTTTTTGCTCTTTCTACAATCATTTTAATAATTTCGACTTCTTTGCATTTTTTATTTATATCCAAAAAAAACAAAACAACTTTCTCAAAAGAGTCCCTATATCCCTTTCTTCTAAGAAGTTTTTTCATTTCTTTTTCCTCTCTATCCAGTCTCCGGATTTGATCTCGGACTACAATATCGCGTATGGCTTCAGGTAAATATTTGCCTGAATATTTTTCTGCACGGAGTATGGATCTTTGGTGCATACACAGTTCATTATAACGGGCAATATCCTTTATATGCTCCCTTTTCTTAGGAATTGAATCGTCGCTTTTAAGCAATTTCTTATTTTCGTTTATGAAATCCGAAATCTCATTTAAAATTTGTCTTTCTTCTTCATAGAAGAAAAGTACTTCTTCATCAAGGGTTATTTGTTTGTTCGCTCTTATCTCGCCCACCTCTTCTTCTTCATATTTCCATGCACTGCCTGCCATAAAATGGCTATGATCTGGATTGGGCATACCCGTCGAAGAGATCCATCTTTCTGTTTCATCTTGGTACACTTTTTCCTTTATGTCATCTAAATATTTTTGAATCATTGTTTTAGAACCAAGTTTACATAGTTTAACATATTCAAGAGTATAGGGTACTATTTTTTTCCCTAATTTTTTACTGTGTTTGTATTCTCTTTTTTTCATTTTTCTCCTTTTTAAATTTCAGTACGCCCGCTTGGACTTGAACCAAGGACATCCACCTTATAAGAGTGGTGCTCTAACCTGCTGAGCTACGGGCGCATAACTTCATTCTTCGTTCTCCATAATTAATCTTTGTGGGAAATGCCAACTAACTCCGTCATCCCATAAAACCTCAATACAACGGGTTATAACCATTGGGTCTGGATCGATCTCAATGCTTTTGACAATACCAACACATTTTTCGGCGGCGCGAGCTTCGTCTGTGCATGAGCCGTGGAAATGTGCGAGGCGCACTCTATCACCGACTTTCATTCTTCCTCCAAGCGTTTAAAAAAATCATCTCTCATCTCATCTTTATTGAAGTATTGTTCGATTTTATCAATAGTGCCGTTATCAATCCATTTTTGAAGATTGTCTTTTAAACTAAAGTGTTCCGATCCCGGCAAAGCACTCATAAACCGATAAACTTTCCATTTTTCTTTGTGTTCCAAGCCTCGTATCCAGAACATCACTCCAAAACGCGGTGCGCTCATTCGTATTTCTCCTTTGTCTCCATCAATCTTGCCAACCTGGGATCCAATCCCAGCAAAACATCGTTCTTGTTTAGTTTGTGGGCAGTATAACAAAGACTGCTGGAACTCATTCCTTCGCTTTCTTCTTCAACCCAGACCTCGCCCACATCGTCTTCGTGTTCTGCTTTTGGTAAAGATTGTAAAAACTCTATTAGTTCTGGAACTGTTAGACCGTTTCTATTACTTATCATTCTTCGTCCTCCGTGGTAGCTGAAGAGGGATTTGAACCCTCACACCCATACGGATAAGGGATTTTAAGTCCCTTGTGTCTACCAATTCCACCATTCAGCCAAATCATATACTAATACTAATTTACCATGATTATTTTGTCAACCAGTTCTCTTGGCATCTGCAATAATCTTTCGAAAGTGCACGAACAGTTCATTCCAGTTATATTCAACGGCACCGTCACTGATCAACAGCTTAAGAAGCCCAGTTTTATTAAATTCCGGTACGAAATTTGTTAATACATTTTGGGCATGTCTTTTGGTAATTGTTGATAACAAGGGAGCATACAGTTGCATGATAGAATAGTTTTCTTTAATGACGTCCTGCTGTTCAACAATGTTAGAATATGCTTTAATGCTTCCTTCTGCTTCTTTACAGTGTTCTATAACATCATTGATGGTATAATATTTGTCTTCAGCAAGAAAAGGCAGGCGCTTAGCAACTGTTGGTAACCCAACACCTTTAACGCCAACCAAGTTATCGGACTTGTCCCCCACTATTGCACGTGCTAGTGCAAAATTAGTTGGATGAATATTGAACTTTTCTACAATACTTTTTGTGCTCATCACCTCTTTTTGAATTGGGCGAAACACGACAGTTTCATTATCACAGAGTTGAAAAAAATCTTTATCTGAACTTACAATTACTTTTTGCCATCCATCGTATTTTGGATGTTGAGCAACAAAAGAGATAACATCGTCTGCCTCAACTTGATCATACTTAAGTTGAATGACTGGCAGTTCATTTAGATATTCAATTACCCTCAACTGTTGCCAAACTTTGTTCTGAAGCTCCTGATCTTCCGTTAGATTACGGACATCACGATTGAGGCGTACAGGCTTTCTGCCTTCCTTATAATTTTTATTAATAGACTTTCTCTTTCTAGAACCATAAGAGCCATCCCAAACAATTACAATCTCGTCTGGCTTAATTTCCCTAGTGAGCTTCTGCAGGGACTTTAAAAACCCTTTAGCCCCACCTATAGGTTGTCCGTTCTTTGACAGACTTGGATCTACAATGTAGTTTCTCAAAAATTGATTGAGAGCATCGATTACCATAACTCTAGACATTATTTCTTCCTTGCTAATTTGCGTTTACGTCTCTTTCCAGAACCAAGCTTTCTTCGCCTTCTTGATTTTGAATGTTTAGTTTTATGACTCATAATTTCATCACCTCATATCCTCCATTTGTTGAATAAACAACCCTCTTAATACCACAATGCTCCATTGCAGATCTGCACATATGACAAGGCTTGCTAAGTCTTTCCTCCCCTCTTCTATTTATTCGAACAACATATATTGTTGCACCTTCAGTTTTTGAACGTTCAACATTTAATATTGCACCAAGCTCTGCATGGAGGGTAGCAGTTCCATATTCCTTTTTTCTGAACCTTGCACCAAAACTATTAAACCCATTTTTATTACATGAAGCATTTATAACCGCCGATCCTTTAACAAGAACAGCCCCGTGCTTGAAACTGGGGTATACACTCTGATCTGCCATTCTTTTGGCTAGATCAACATACTTTTTAGTTTTTTTACTAAGATTCAATTGATATCCTGACTGCAATTATAGCTGAATTTATTTCTTTGTCAAGCGTTTTTCTGAAAGGATTTTATTCACTATGGCTGTAATTTGCTCTTTGAAATACTTACTAGACGCTTTAGCGGTGGGATCGAATCTGCCTGTTAGGTATTCAACTGCCTTCTGTACTGTAAAATCTGGATCTAAATAAATCTTTCATTTTATATATTTCACCCAAGAATATCTTTTTCTCTTCTCTAAATAGTCTTCTTTTCCAGCTTTCTCATAGGCTTCTCGTTCAAAGGGGTTTAAAAAATATGCTTTTTTACCACTTCTATATCTAGCCAATCCTATAAGCCAGAATAAGGCATATAGAACCCACTGCCCAACAAATGCCAACTCAAGTTGTTGCTGGAAGTGGATTGTTTCATGTCTTTTTGTAGAATCACTCATTGTACCTTTACAGAACACAAATATAAAAATGCTTACTGCCCAGATATCTATTGGAGCAACCTTAGACAGCCAAACAGGTATCTTGCTATTTTCAAACATCAATGGTTTCCATTTTTTCATAATAATTCCTCTCCGTTTATTACAGCCCTGTTGCAGTCCGAGCCGCTTGTTTAGTTTTCATTCTCTTAGCTTGTTTAGTTTTGCTCTTTATTTCTTCGGCGCCGCCAGCTAATCCAGGCGCAGTGTGCCCAGAAAGCTCTCTCTGATACTTCGCTTGAATAAATTTTTGAAGTTTTAAATTAACATCCAAATCATTGGTATCTACATCTGCATTATCATCCTGTGATTGCATTTCACCAAGCCACCATTGCAAAAATTCTGCTTCAATTCTGTCATCAACTATTTCTGAATACTTGGGATCTAAATTAAATAAATCTAAAAATGGCATTTTATCAGTTTTTTCTGTTGGCTCGCCTTTAAATTTTTTCCAAAGCTTTTTACCTAAACCAACCAGATTCTTTGTTGCACCTATCGCACCTAAAACTTTCATTGAACCTAAAAAGATAGCTAGTGTGACTGGCTCTTCGTTTAGAAGTTGTTTATCTTTTGTATTATTTTCAAAAAGACCTCCAACCATCTTTGCAATGTCCACTGCGTCACCGCCTGTAAAAAAGTCAAGCAGCCCTGAAGCGTTAGCCAAAGATTCGCCTTCCAATCCCTGCTTTGCGCCCACAATAGCCTTAAGAAAAGCCTTTAGCATACCATACTTTACTGGCTCACCTGTATTAATTTCCTGAATTAGTTTTTGTTCGTCAGCATAGTGTCGCCAGTTTTCCATTATGAGTTTCATTGTCATAATAGTTCCTCTCCGTTTACCTTAATTAGTTCCTTCTTTATAGAATCTAGCTTATAACCCCATAAATTTGGATCTACTTCCCCAACACGATCAAAATCAAATCCAGGCAAAATTGCTAATAGCAATTTCATGGATCAACAACTCCTTGAATACCTGTTGGACGTCCAAGCATGATCTTCATATCTCTGTGTTTGCCACCAACCATTCTTACATACCAACCGGTGTAGTTTGGATATTTCCCTTCTGGATGTGCTCCAACCCATTCCACGGTTTTACCTAACACTCGCTCAACGTCCTCGCGATTATCAACAAAAGGTACATTATGATATTTTATCATAACATGAGCAATTCCTTTAGACATTTCTCCATAATATCCATCACCTTTTAATAAGTCTGCAGTTTTCGCCAAATAAGCATCAATTGCTTGTTTTGTTCCATCATGCCCTGCTGCAGCCATTTTTAATCCAGCACCCTTTCCTTTAGCTACGCGCAAAGCGTCTGGTTGTGAATCTCCATCTAGTTCAACAGCAGACCAATCTGTGTAATCATCCGGTAAATCGCTAGGTTTTGCAAAATCAAAGTGTCCACCAATTTTAGCATATGCTTTCTCAATTAAATCATAAAGTTCAGAAGCGATAGTCACTTCTCCACCTTTTGCTAGCGCTGCTTTTTTAAGATCTTCTAAAGGTACATCATGCCATTGCCCTGTGGGAACGTCATAATCCTGCCATTTTTTATATTCTTCTTCAGGCTCTTCCTCTTCTTTTATAAAATTTCTCCAACTTTCAAATAGTAGTTTCATTTTAGAGTGTTCTTCCCTTTAATACATTTTAATAAATAGTTTGTTTGACTTGTTATGGACATAAAAAAAGAAAAGCCGCCTCAAGGCTGGTTACTGAGGCGGCTTCAAAGGCAAGCGTAATGCTTAGCGACGTCTGTGGCGACGATGGCGGTGCTGCCGTCGTTGCCGTCGTTGTCCACGATTGGCTCTTTGCCTCCGAGCACCAGAACGGTGACTTCTACGAGCAGAAGAATTGTTGTATCGGTTTATGATAACATTCCCGCCATTGATTCTAATGTTGCGTCGTGCATTGGCATTGTGATGCCGTCGTTGTCCACGATTGTGGCGCACGCGATTGTGGTGCCTATGAGTATGTCGTCTAAAGCGTCGATGATATGAATATCCATGATGATTGTGTCCCCAATGAGTGATTCTCAACCCTCGCATTGGCGCACGATATCTATGAATATGGCGCACATGACGTCGCCTTGATCGATAATAGTTAACATACTCATCGGGAGCATCCCAAAGAGTCCACCCATTAGCTAGGTGTTGCACATATACCACATCCTGTGGTTCTAAAAGCCCATGGCTCGTATAGCAGACAGGAGTTACATACCCCCAACCGCTATATAGAATAAACAAAACACATACATTCATAATTAAATTTCCTCCTGCCTAGTAATAGTTGCAATACGCATGCCAACCATCACTATTCTTCCCCCTCATCATAAAAATTCTTAGAATCTCCTGTTCTATCATCAAACTTCATTATTACCTCTTCATCCATTAATGTATATATTCTTGACTTAAATTTTTCATTTTTAAGCTTCTGTTTCCAGGTGGCTGTCTGAAACTTCTCAGACGTCCCATCCTCGTATACAAGCTCATACCATGCACCAGATTGTTTAAGGTGCTCTGAACTTTTGATTGCATCAAGCCAACTTTCTTCGTCTTGGACTCCAATTTCATCGCCCCACAAAATCTTAAAATTGCATTGACGTCCTTGAGTACCAAAGCGAGATTTCTCAAGCTTAACTTTTACTTCTGAACCAATCCTATATCCTTTTTCATCCACCACAAAAGAAGCCTTTGCTTTTCGCCCTGTGAGCCAAATACGCAATGAATATGCATATACCATGGCTTTTCCGCCAGGAGTTGTATATGGTGTTGTCATTGCTGTGATGCGCGCAGATGGTCCCTGTGGGATATTTGTTTTAAGTTGGTTTAAAACTAAAAATGTTGATTGGCTGTTCGCAATTGAAATTGTTAATTTAGACATTCCTTTTGAAAGAACCCGCGCCTTTACAGCCATGGAAGAATTAGGATTAAAGTCCCCTTCAACATCTGATATTGCGGGAGTTAGTGCAAGAGAATCCCAAATAAAGAGCATTTGTTCACCAGAACCAAGCAACTCTTCAATTGTCTCTAACACAAGTTCCACCGAGGTTGCTTGAACATAAATTAAATCCTCAACATTACAACCGGCTTTTCCTAAAAACTTTGGATCAATAGCAGATTCTGAATCGAAAATAACTACAACCATGCCCTTTTTTTGTGCGTTCGCGGCAACTTGTGCTGCCATATATGATTTACCTGTAGATTCAAGCCCTGCAATTTCTACCACTTTTCCAACTGGAATTCCTGCCAACTTCCCACGACAAATGATTGAATCAAGCCACCGAGAGCCGGTAGGGATCCAATCTTTTACAATCGTTGGACTATCTTCGTTTAGGTTGTGAGCGATGTTCATGCCAGCTTTCTTGTTAATAAGCTTACGCATATCAGAAATTGAAAGTTTACCAAGCTTTTTATTTTTTGCCACTAATAACTCCTATTTAAAAAATGAGGCACCTGATATCCCTGTGCCTCCCCATGGGATCTTCATATACTAAACTTCCATAGAAAGCTTAGCACTACCAACATAAACTTCAGCGGTCCAGCCCGAAAAGGCATTATTATAATCCTCAATACTGTTCAATACTTCTCCAAAAGGTGCTTCTGTTTGCACCGACAGAGTTGTAAATCCACGTTTGTGATCATATTTTTCCGTAGAATATTCAATCATATCAGCAACGTAAAAGTTCTCACGAAGTGTATCTGCCACATATTCCTGAAAGTCGCCACTGCCTCGCTCATAATACTCCAAAAGACCTTGTTCTCTCAGTGTATTAAGCATTTCGCGTCCTGCTCCTGTATTCGAAGTTGCTGCTACTGCAACTCGTTCAACGACGTCCGTCTCGCTGAGTACTGTGTCAAGCTCTGTCTCATTAAAGTGAAACACATCGGCGCCTTGTTCATAACTAAAAACAACATTAGTATCTTCATTTAGATTTAGATTGCTTAAGTTTTCCTTAAAACTCATTCTTTCTCCTTGTTGGTTAAATGTGGGGCATCTGTAAACCCATGCCCCCCTGCGGTTTGGAAATTAGCCCAATAGCTCAGAAAAAGCCTTATCGACCTGATTTCCAGAAGTTGGCATCGATGTAACCTCTGCTACGCTATCTGAATTATCAGAGTTCAGAAAGTTATCCAAGATATCTTGAACCTCAGTCACTGTCTTACGTGAAGCAGCGAAAAGCTCATCGAAATCTGGAATATTCTCCAACAGGCCTGCAGCTGCAGTGTTGTCCTCCAAAAGAGCAGAAGAACGGCGACGAGGAGTAATCTTCGTCTCTGGGAAAGAAGCTCCAGCTGGCTTGGTGTAAGTTACAACCAAGTCGGTGCCGGATTCTGGATCTGTGATGTCGCCGTA